TCAATCGCTTCTTCAGTGATTGCGAACGCTAGCGCGATCGTTTCGTTTGTGTAACGAGCCGTGAAAGTTTCTTGCGCATCATCGTAAGTTACGCCTTGACCTTCAGGTTTTACAGCAGCATTTGCAAAACCACTTAACATTACTTCTTCTTCAAAAGCTCTGTCAGATGATTCTTGATCAAATATTTCTGCCGTCTCGTTAGCATAGTTTTTGTATTCTAATCCGAATAAAGCATTCAGACCAGGCTCTAGTTCTTTAACTAGTTGTGCTCGTGATATAGCCATAGTTTATTTCTCCTTATTCGCTATTAGTTATATAAATTACTAGCTGCAGCTTGTACAACAATTACATTGCCGTTAAGTACAGTTAGATCATTATTTTTAGGTTCGTCAGCACTTCTAACTAATTTAAACATCTTAGTTCCTGCTGCACCGCCTGCTATGTTAAGTTTAACAGTAGACTGTCCACTAATTGGATCGAATGCACCACCAGAGGTAGTACTAGTACAATTGTACCCTGCGTCTCCAAACATAGATTGAGTTACTGCTGCGTCAGCTTTGATTGCATACTCTTGAAACGGATTGTCGTTTACATAAGCACAGCCATCATTGCTGCCTGTATTGTAGTCAGTACCAAATGTTGTTCCAGACGCTACAGAGTTAGCCCATGTAGGCTTACTTGTAGAGTTGTCAACATAAAAGGCACCGTTGAATACGCCGATAATTGGTGAATGTCCACTGTTTGAGTAAGTAGCTCCGCCGTTACCGCCGTCGTCAGTAGTAGCGAAAGACGCATCTTGTAAATAACCTTCATCTCCACCCGAATCTTGGATAGAAGTTATGTTATTTTTAAAGATACTAACGCCAAGTCCTGACTTAAGCTTGTATTCAGATTGACCTTGAGTCGCCGGAGTATTTCCGAGATTCATTACCATTCTTAGTCCAAACCCTGTTGCTTGATTTGCTGCCATAATATATTCTCCTTATTATATAGCTTGTTAGTTAATTTATTCGTTGGACTTAGAAATTACTAAAGAATTAGTCTTTCTTTGTACCACCGAAGGTTACACGAGTTTGTCTATCTTGATTGATAGGCATACTTGGGTGCTGATCCTTCATCAAATCGTTATTAACTGCGTCGTCTCTATCCTGTGTCTGCTTTTTATAATAAGCTTCACGCGACTTAGCGATTTCCTCTGGTATCCTAGCCAGCAATAGGCCGCCAACTCCGATGACTCCTGCATATTTGCCTTCTTTTTGTGTTGGATATTCAGTCTCTGGATATTCGTCAGATCTAACTAACTCCCATCCGGATCTGAGTTTACCGGTCATGTTTTTTGTATCATCAAAACCCATTGACTCAGCTCTTATCCATCTGTGACGATAACCGTCAGGCGCAGGTGGTGCATCTAAAGATGATGGTGGAGTCCAAACTTTTGGTTGTTCGTCTTTAACTCTAGTTTGACTCGCACGTGAGGTGTTTATTTTATTATTTTCCATATGCTTATGCCTCCTTCGTGATGTTTAATTGTTTCGCATATTCTTCTAGCGGCACACCTAATTTTTTAGCAATTGCTACCTGTGATGGCGTGAGTCTCACAGTTTTGCGACCAGTCTTTGTACTACGCGTTGCCGAAGCAACGGTTTGTGTAGGTTTACTCGTCTGTGTTCCCTCTTTTGTATCAAACTTATGGGGAAATTCAAGTCTTATTCTTTTATTTATTTCCGAATAATATTCGTCAGTTTGAGGGTCATAACCTTCTTCTTCGGTTAATTTTTTATGTAAAGCAAAAGCCGTAAAAGTCATAGGCTCATCTGTACCAAACCAACTGTTATCACTAGCCCATTTTTGAGCCTTTGGATCAGGGTTAATTGGTGCTTCTTGAGGTTGCTGTTGAACAGGAGTTCTTACTTCTTGTTCTCTAGCAGGTGCCTTAGCCTCTTCTTTTGCTTGTAGTTCTGTTAATCTAGCGGTCTCATATCCAAGTTTAGATATCTCGGTTTGAGCAGCAACCTCAGATTTAAGGTCACCATCTTCTCTAGCTTTACCTAGTTTAGAAACAGCTGCTTCCATAGCAGACTTTATTCTATTTTCCATTTCAGATACATAACCTGTATCTAAAGTAGACAATCTTTTATTAAGATTATTTTTTTCTGCTAAAACTGTTTTTGCATAAGTTGTGGCTTCGTCTCTTTGCCTTTCAGCCTCACGCATTTTTTTAGTAAGTTTAGCAATTCTTCTTTTTACTCCGTCGCTATACTCTTCTAGTTCGTTTTTCTTTTCTTCAGTCTTCTCTTCAACTGGTTTCGTGTCGTCCTGTTCAGTTCGAATATCAGGCTGCTCATCTTGTTTCTCAACTGTGTCATCGGACTCATTATCGTACGTAATATTTGGTTCATCTTTTTTTACCTCATTTTCATATGTTCTATCTGCTTCTTTTTCTATCTCTGGCAATTCAACTCTAGCACCACCTTGTGATGTATCGAGATCAATTGTCTTTTCTACTTTTTTAGTTTCTTCTGTGTCTGGCATAGTTTCTCCTATGGGTTAAATATAATGAAGTACAGACTCTGGGTCTTTAATAGTACCCAGTACTTCATCGTCGTTTAATAGACGGACTTCTCCGCCTTCTATTGGTAATCGTGATCCGGCATATCTTGCAAAGATTACCCAATCACCTTTTTTGCACCACGGACCAGATGAAAATCTTTCTTTGTCCGTATAAGCTAGTGGTCCCATTTTTAAAACGTAACCACAATTGGTTGCAATCCTAGCTTTGTCTAAAGCTTCTTGTGCAATAATTATACCACCTTTAGTTTTTTCTTTTGGTGTAAAAGGTAAAACTAAAAGTCTGTAACCTACAGGTTCAGGTAGTTCACTTACTGAATCGTTAATATTTTCTGGATTAAGAGGTTCTCTCTCTTCTTTTTTTTCTTCTTTATACTTGTCTAATAAAGCTGATTTATTTTTTGGGTCCTCGGCTGAGGTCAACAACGTTTCCTGACTCATCTTTTTGCTCCTTGTTATTTAGCAGGTTAGAGATTTCCTGTAATGTTATTTGTATGGCATGTGCCTGTCCTACTAGATACTTGTATTTCTCCATATTGTCAACCCCTCCACCTAGGATTCCGTCGCCAATAGTATTGAGTCTATCTTTAAGATCTTTTTGTATTGATATCACTATATTCATTCCGTCCATTATTTCTCCTTTTTTCTTTTTTTCTTTTTTATTTTACCGCCGTATTTTTTATCCCATTTTTTTGCTATTTCAGGTTTATTGGCGTACATAAACTTTCGTTGCTTTTCAGATCTAAAGGGCACTTCTTTCTCCTCTAAAATCTTCAATCACTTTTAATTTTTCTTGAGCATCTGCAATTTTTTGAAACAGTTTATCTATTTCATCTAGATGTTGTGGATGTTCTCCAATTCCAACAGGGTGTTCTAAGTATATTTTTAAGGTAGCATCAGCTTCAGATATCTGTGCTTCGTAACGTGCTTCCAATGCATCTAATAAAGCTGCTTTCATTAACACTTCCACCTACGTCTTGCTTGTCTTATTCTAGAGTTAGGATCATTTCTTGTTTTAGCCGATGAATTTTTTAATTGCCCTGCTGATCTTGCACAATATGACTTACGTCTATTTGCAGATTTAGATCCAGGTTTAACTTTACCAGTCACTGCTGTTTTTAATTTTGATCCAGGGTTGGCTGCTCTATAAGCTTTCACACCTTTGGATGTCATACCTGCACCAGACTTTGTAGGTCTGTAATTTGCTCCAGGTCCTTTAGTAGTTTTTCGGATAGCCATTATATTAAACCTCCCATACTTACTTTTTTTCTTTTTGCAAATGTTGCAACATTAGTTGGTTTTCCACCAGGATTTCCAGCAGCTCTTTTTCTAGAAACTGCAGAACTTTTTTGTCCTGATGACATTCCTTTTGCTTTTGCAAGTGGTACACATTTTGGATAAGCACGTTTACTTCCTTTAGAACGTCCACAAGGTTGATACTTACCGTTTTTTTTCGGTGCTCCAATATCGACCCATTTTTCGTTCACCCATTTACGTAAACCACCTTCAGCCATTATTATTTCTTTTTAGTTTTTTTCTTTTTACCACCAGGTTTTACTTTACCTGAACATACAGCAGACCCATACATATTTGCGTATGCACTTGGGTATACTTTAAACTTTCTTTTAGCGGCTGCTTTGCCTTTTGCACAAAGCTTTGCCATTATTTAGCTTTGCCACCTTTTTTAGCAACCATTCTTTTTGGATTGTATCCAAATTTTTTTGCTAACTCAGGTTTCTTTTTAGCTAATTTAGCTAGACCTGCATTCTTACTTTTACTAATAGGTTTTCCAGCCATTATGCTCGACCGAATCCTCTCTTAGCCATGCCACATCCTCTTTTCTTTTTGACCTTGCCACCTTTTTTGTAGCCGTCTTTTATTTCACTCATGACTCTTCTTTTCTCAGCCATATCATTTGAGTTAGGATTTTTTCTAGCGTCAAGTCTTCCTACTTCTTCTAAAAGATTTTCTCTTCCTGTATTTTTCATATTATTTACTAGCTCCTCTAGACTCATCTCTTCTAGATTTATAACTTTGTGTTTTTGTAGATTCTTTTCCTCTTCTTTCTCCTAAAGATTCATCAAGTCTATCATTAGCACCTTGTTTTTTTACACCTGAATTTCCATATGGAAATCTTACGTTTGATCTTATTCCGTTTTGTCTCATTTTGTTCCTCCTTTTCTAAATATTTGTGTACCCTTTATACCATAAATACTCGCCACGACAAGGATCCACAAATTTGTAAACCATGACGGTAGTGCTGCAAAATGTTCAAAGAAAATATTTACTTTGTCCATCGCTGTCGGATCATCTGATACGACTGCCCAGGCCAGGATTGCGATTGGCGCCGAGAGAATTATCAAAACTGCCTCGTCCTTCCAATCTGATTGTCTAGCCTCTAACAATTTTCCCTGGTAAGCTTCCTTACCTTCGGCCATACG